CGGCGAAGTTCAACCAATCGGAGGCGACGCGAATCGCGGTCATTTCTTCGAGGGTCTTATTGATGCGGGCGTTGTTCATCGGGAGCGTTGGGTTGGTAAGGACAAGATGGACGGCCCCGCGGCATTCGTCAACATCTATTTGCAAAGTTTCTTTATCCCCCGAACCCCAGGCACTAACCCAGGCACGCCCGCCGGACGGGATGCCCCGCCGCGGCCCCGGAAACCGCCCGCCAAGGCCCTCGGAGGGTCCGGCGAGGGGTAGGGCAAGGACCGGGCAACAAAAAGACCCCGGAGGGCCTAGGCACAAAAAAACCCCCGTCGCCGGGGGTTCGTTTGGTTGTAACGCGGCCTCCGATTAGGAGGTGAAGGCGATGCGCTGGAGGCCCGCGCCGTTGCCCTTGGCGATGCCGTTGACGAACGACATATTGAGGTGCATCTTGCCCTCCTGCCAATTGTAATATTGACGGAACGCGAGGGCGAAACCGGAGTCGGGTTCGACGATGGTTTCCTGGACGCCGCCGCCCGTAAGCGGGGCGTTGGTGACGCGGGTCGCGATAACCCAACCCTCCTTGCACGAAACCAGGCCGTTAAGACCTTCCGTGAACGCGGTCCCGGAGGCCGGGAAACCGTTATACTCAAAAAGTTCGAGGCCGTGAATCGAACCGATGCGACCGTCGCGGACGGGTTCGGTCGAACCGATAGAGAGATATTGCGAGATGGTCGGGTCCTTGAGCAACTGACCATAAGCGGCGGGGGAGATGAGGCCCGCGCGTTCCTCGTAAGGGAGGTTAGCGGAGGTCATCGAGGTAACGACCTCGGCAATCTTGGAACGGTCGAACGCGGCCTTGGAACCGGAGTAAGCGGCGACGGAGAAGTTCGACGCGGTCGTCCCGGCGAGGATGGAGTCAAAAATCGACTTGGTAACGGCGTTGGTCAGCGGGGCCAGGAAAACGCGCTTGAGCATCTCGGCGGAGATGGCGTTTTGTTCCTGGTCGGTAAAACCGACATCGACATAAGTAAGATTATCGAGCGAAACGGCGATGTCGGTCGAGGTCGCGGCCTGGGCGACGAAACCCGTCGCCGGGTCGTAATTGCCAGCGGTAAACGGCGAGGCAAGGCGGGTATGAACGACCTGGCCGATGCGGGCCACATAGGAACCGAAATCGGTAACAGCAATCTTGCGGAGGGGAACGAGGACCGGGACGAGCGTGCGGATAGTTTCAGCCGCGACGAACTGCGGGGCGAGGCCCTGGTTATTAACGGAATTGGTAGCCATAGGAGTTATTTATTTTTTAGGGAAATGGAAAGATTACTTAAGACCAAGATGGGCGATAATCGCGGCGCGATTCTTGGTATAAAACGCGGCCTTGGCGACCGGGTCCTTGGTTTCGAGATACTCGGCCCAAACATCGGCGGCGACCTTGTTGGACGACTCGACAGGTAGGTCGACCGGGGCCGCGCCAACGGAGGCGACAATCGCCGCGGCCTTTTTGCCGACGGTTTCGATTTGGGAAACGGCCTCCGCCTTAACCTTATTGGACTCGGCGAGGGCCTTGGTCAGTTCCTCGACCTTGGCGGCGAGGGAGTCGCGCTCGGCGACGACCCCGGCGTTCGCCTCGGTCTTTTCAGTCGCGAGGGCGAGTTCGGCGGAAAGACTTTCGTTCGCGGCCTTAAAAGTCGCGATGCGGGCGTTCAACGATTCAACCTCGGCGGACTTGCCAGAAAACGCGGATTTGAGGGCCTTAAGCGATTGTTCGAGGGTCATCGGACTTTGTTATTCCTCCGCGGGAGTCAAGCGATGCGACGACCCTTGTTGCGCTTGGACCCCTTACGATTATGCTTTTCGTCGGTATCGACGGGGCCGTCGCCGGACTCGGATTCCTCCTCGATGTCCTTGTCGTCATCCTCGGACTTTTCGTCGTCCTTCTTGTCCTCGTCGTCCTCGGCGGAGGGTTGGGCGGGTTCGCCTTTCTCGTCCTCGCCGTCCTGGGCGGACTCGGGTTCCTTTTCCTCGTCGTCATCCTCGGAGGCGGGCTTATCTTTTTCCTCCTCGTCGTCCTCCGACTTGGGTTCGTCCTCGCCGTCCTCCGACTCCGGCTTTTCCTCGTCGTCCTCCGACTCCGGCTTTTCCTCGTCGTCCTCCGACTTCTTTTCCTCCTCATCGTCCTCGGACTCCGGGTCGGACTTCTTTTCGTCGTCATCCTCGGTTTCGGGCTTTTCGTCGCCCTCCTCGGACTCCTCGTCCTCATCCTCCTCGTCGTCGCCCTCGGACTTCATTTTGCGGGAGGCGGATAGGGCCTTAAGGACATCCTTGCCCAACGCCCTGGCGGACGCGAGGCGATTGAGGGCTTTGGCATCGGCGTCGCCCTCGGAGGACTCGGCGCGTTCGTCGTTGTCCTCGTCGGCCTCCATTTGGGCGGCGACCCCGGCGTCGAGGGTTTCCATCATTTCGTCGAAACCAAGGACAAGGCCCGTAACGAGGCCCGCGTCCGCGGCCTTTTTGCCGGAGAAGATTTGACCCTCCATCGACGCATCGTCGACGAACTCGCGGACGGCCTTAACATCGGCCTTAAACCCTTCCCAAATCTCTTGGACCTCGCCTTGCAACATATCGCGTTGTTCGGCGGAGAGGGAGGTCCCGGCAATTCCGGCCCCCTTGACCCGACCCGCCCGAATGACATCGACGACGACCCCCTCGTTCGCGTAACGGGCGGACTCGTCCTCGTAAGCGATGTAACAACCAATCGAACCGACGGAGGCCGACCCGGTGGCATAAAACTCCGATGCCTGGGAACCCAACCAATAGGCCGCGGAACACGCCTCGGAGTCGGTAAAGGAAACGACCTTTTTGGACATCCCTCGGATACGGGCCGCGAGTTCGGGAACGCCGACCGAGGTCCCGCCAGGGGAATCGATGTCGAGGATAACGGTCGAAATTGACGCGTCGCGTTCGCAATCCTCAAGCATCTCCTCGACGGACTTGATATCGCAACAACCGCACATCTTATCGAGTTCGGAAAGTTTGGACCCGATAACGCCCTTAATCGGGACGATGGCAAAGGGCGGGAACTTTTCAAGGACCGCGGGCTTGCCGAAAATCGCGCCGAGAATGTCGTCCATTTCCGAAACCTTGGCGGTCAACGGAATGTTTAGGTCGGAAACCGACTTGATGTAGTCGGTCGCAACGCGGGGAGAAATAAGAATGGGGCGATGGCCCTTGATGTCGCGAACGAGGTTTTTCATATCGTAAAAGGTAAAGGATTAGGGATTGCCGGGATTGGGGAAGGGGACGAATCCGTCCGCGGTAGAACCCGAGGCCGGAGAGGTCGTCGCCGCCGAATCGATGTCGGCGGTCGGGGTATTCGACGGGCGGTAAATCCAAGAGGGCGGAACGCCAAACTTTGCCGCGGTGTCGATGATAAACCGGGCGTCGGCGGCGCGTCGTTCGGTTTCCTCGACAAATGACATCCCTTGTTCGGCGTAATGGTCGGACAAGGATTTAATCCCCATCTCGATATCCTTTTGATTCGCCGCCGCCTCGCGGCCCGCGTCGACCGTAACGCGACGGGGCGTAACCCAATTGACCCGATGCCAATTGTCGGTTTTCGGGGACGGGAGTTCGCCGTTGGCACTCGCGTTGGCGATAACATAGGCCCAGGTTGGCGAACAAAGGCGATGGATGAGGACTTGTTGACGGGCCAGGAATACGCGTTCGGCCTTGGCGACAATCAAACGCATCGCGGCCCCGGCCTTATTCGGTTCGATTACGAACTCGTAAGGGAGGCAACCCTGGGTCGCCCCGCGTTCGAGATGTTCGACCATTCCAACATAAGCGGACGACCCGCGGGTCGACTCGAACGATTCCAATTTTTCGCCGGGAGCAAGGGCAAGGATTTTCCCGCCGACAAACGAACCGACCTCGTTCGGGTTGTTATAAACCCCGTTCGGATAATCCTGGGGTTTCATTCCAAACGCTTCAAAATCTCCGACATCCCCGGCGAACTGTCCCGATTCCTTGGTAATCGTCCTAACGATATCCGCGTTCGCTTTTTGGGCGAGTTTTTCCAAAGATACGATTTCGAGGACATCGACCACTTGATTGATTGAATGTTGAAGGGGACTATATGCCCGCGCCCCGGTCACTTGTTCGGGGTGGTGAATATGCATCATCGACGACGCGGGGACCAATCGGCCCGACCCGTCGGAACGAATAACATTAAACGAGATGACCGCGCCCCATTTATTAAAAAGGACCCCGTCGAACAAACCCTCGGGAACGCCGCCGACCTCGTTCGTCGTCCCTACGCGATGCGATTCGATGACTTGGAGCAAAGGACGATTAGTCCCCGACTCGTAAGTTTTAAGGGCGAAAATCTCACCGTCGACATCGACCTTTCGGCAAACGATTTGTTGGACCTCATACCAATTATAACGCCCGGTCAGTTCGCAAGGGCGGTTCGCCCAATCGTCGAAATACGCAAGGGCGAGTTTATCCCATTCCGCATCGCCCGACGCGGGTTGGGCCTTGATACCGTCGCCGACCGAATAGAGCGACATACAACTGACAATCTCTCGGATAAGCCCCGAATTGACTGACAACCAACGCATTTTCCGCGTTAGTTCCTGGCGGTCGAAAGTCGACATTACCCGCTTAAAATCAGCGGGATAAGGCGAGTTAATCCATTCGCGTTTATTGGAGAACTTTGCGCCCTCGAATTGCGAGAAAATGCCGGACCCGCCTCCGTAATTGCCGGAGATGCCGTCGGCCCGCGCCTTTAGGTCCTTCCCCTTACCCTTGCCGCGAGGCGAGAGTTTCTTTTCCGGCGTTCCGTTGTTCGACGATTTCTTGGGCATAAAGGATTCAATCCGCGATTAAAGGCCGCGGAAAGTCCAAAGTCCGTTATAGACGCGGACGACATCCCTGGCCCCATACTGATTCGGGTCCTTGATTTGGAGGGCGTGTCGACATTCGACCATTACGGTTTGAATGTCCATTGGGAACGACTTGTTAACGGTCGTCCCGGAATCGGAATAACTCATCATCGTTTTACCCTCGATAAGCATCGCCGCCGCCTTATCCCGAATCGCCTCGATTTGCGATTGGTTGAGGATAAGAAAGCACCCGGTCGGGTTGGTCGCCATACCTCTCCGCGGGAGTCAAAGGCAAAGGACGGCCCGTCGGTATTACCCGACAAGGCCGTTGCCGCCTCGCAAAACCCAAGCCCGAGCAAAACGAGGAGCGGGGTAAATGTCCCCGAACCCTGGGGACGAGTCAAACGGTTTCCTCGGTTTGTTTTTCGCCCTCGTCCGCGACGACCGCCCCGACCCCGGTAATCTTATGACCCAAGGCCGGGACCATCCCGATTACCTCGCAATCCCAAAAATGGTTCGCCCGGTCCGCGATTTGCTCCCAAATGGGCCGACCGCCCGCCGAGATGGTCCGGCGTTCGCTTTGCATTTGGGCGATATATTCCGCCGGGACATCGGCGGCGCGAGTATGCCGTCCCTTCCGGATTAGCAGGGAAAGGGTATCTTTCAAACGGAGATTTGAGAAGTAAATAACCTTTACCCGCTTTGTCCCGACCGCCTCGACGACCGGAACCGAATACGGTCGCATTTCGATTTTACTCGCCCCGTTGGGGAGGCGGACTTTCCAAGGGAACTCGTTTCGTTGGTCGCCTCGCGTCGCGACCCAACCATTCGACGCGCAAGCGGCGAGGACCTCGTCCTTTTGGTCCCCGCAATCGACAAACACATTTGCGGGATGAATCCCGAACTTGCGTTGAACATCGGCAATCTCCGCCCAGGCGAAAACATACCCACAACTGACCAACCGCGATTTCCCGGCCCCGTCCCATCCTCTAGCAATCCAATAAAACCCCCGCTTTTGAACATCGACGGAAAGGAACCGTTGCCGGACGAAATCCGCCGCGGCCCTAATCTCCGCGGTCAACGCCGACCCCGGGACGGGTTTGCCTTGGACGAACCCGCCCTCCTCCGACCAATCCTCGCCCATCGGGTATTCCCCAATCGCCGCCTCGATTTGGACCTCGTCGACCTCCTCTTTCCAGGTTTGCGCCAACCGTTGTTGAACGAACTCTTTTCGAGAAGTTTGGTCCCCATTCTCAAACGCCCGTTTTGCTTCGATACATTCGACCGCGAGGTCGCCCCAAGTAAGGCCCCATTGGGCGCATAAAGAATTGTAAGAATAACCCCGCCTCGATTTGGGCGCGTCCGGGTTCGTCGCGACATACTCGCCGGACTCATTCAACGCCGCCCGGACCGCGTTGGAATCCTTAAACCGCGTTTCGCATCCTTTGCATTTATAAACCGTCCCCTTGCGGACCGCCTCCAAATCCCAACCCGCCGCCGACCGCGAGGGGA